ATCTGAGGGCTGTACTCCCATTTTTACATGTATGTAGTAACATATTCTTCAATATTGCATATTGTGGAGTCAACCTCTGCAATGTTTTTTCGAAGAAGTCGATGCAGTTCCTGATTAATTTCGACATCTTTTCTCTTAATGCGAATTGTTTTCTCGCCAAATGTGATGTGTCCCAATCTATTACGATACATATTCACTTTGTCGATGTAGTATTGCTTAAAATCAGACGGGCAGGCAGTGGAAGGTAAGTGATATGTCGTAGAGAGAATCGGTAAAATCGCCTGAAAAATATCTAATCTATCTGAAATACTTAATAAGTGTTCATCGTTATTAGCATATTCAAAAACAATCGGTGCTGATTTTGCCGTTTCGCCTTGCTTTGTAACCCATGCCTTCTTTCTGTCTAGCAAGCCTAAGAGGACTTCTGTTAACGATGATTTCTGTGCACCATCAAATTTTTGCCAACAGATATTTAGTATTTCCTTTATTCTCAATTCAAAATCGCTGGTATTATCAAGAACAAAGCCACGTAAATTAACGACATCTTCTGAGCGTTTTACGATTTTACCAATAATCTTTTCAACTTTTTCAGTAAAAATTGTGTAGTCTCGTTTAGTTAGATAAACTCCATCAATTGGTGGCATCTTTGCTCTAATAGCAGTTAACATAGCTTCTTCTTCTGAAGAATAAAACAATATGTCTGTTAGTATACTGCTTTCTCGTAGAGCGGCAACAATGGAATCACCAGTTACTGCGTCTGCCAATTTGAAATCCATTAAAATCAAATCGTAATCGTTCCCGGTTAATTCATCAATATTGAAATCATCCCCGCTTTTACGAATAATTGATGGTATTAAATAGTGTGTTTTTAGAATACCTTCAACACGCAATTTTTCCATATTATACCAAGTCGGTTCATCCTCAAACCAAAGTATCTTGAATGTTGTATTCATTTTTTTAGCCTCACGATCAGCTTAAAACCTTGGGGATATGTAGTGTCGATTTCAACAGTACCCTTCATCTCATCTACCAACTGTTTGACATGATATAGCCCTATCCCATAGCCTTTTTTCTGCCTGTTTGAGGAAAATCCCCACTCAAACAAGGACTTGGGGTCAATGTTTTCGGCAATACCTATGCCGTTATCTGAAAAAGCGACTTCTACATATTTACCTGTTTCTTCCAAAGAAATTTGTAAAATCGTTGCACCTGCTTTGACTGAATTACTAGCAATATTGTCAATGATTACACCAATTGAAGATGAATCAAATTTGCAATCAAAGGCGCGGCTATCTTGCACTAATATGTATTTTAAGCCTTCAATTGTAAATCCTGCATCAATATATTGGCGAATGAAATCATAGAGACTATGCGGTCCACTTTGTTTTAGCGATTGATTACCGTGTATCGCCAAATCAGCGAGTTTGTGGGCTTTCTCATTCGCTTGTTGGATTTGCCCTATGATCGATAATATAAAATCTTTATTTTCAAGATCCATAGGAGCTATAAGTTCACGTAAATAACTTATATTTCCCCTTGAGGCATCTGTTAAAGTATATATAGAGTGAAGCATCCAATCCAGTCCCCACGCCACTTTTAGGCCATAGGTGTAGGAGTAGTCAAGAAATAACCGGCTCTCCTACACCTTTTTCGACCTCTAATCACTACTTATGGATCTGCGAAAGCGCCTCTTTCAGCTTGTCAAATCCGAACATTGCCGCATAAGCCACCATGAATGCGAGGACCACCGCGGCAAACACCATATACCACACAACAGCGATCCCCTTGATGGAACAATATGCAAAGAAAGCGCCGAGCGTCAGCACCAGCGAAACGATCATCGCCAGAGCATTCGTCGGCAGCTTGTCCCAGGTTACTTTCTTGAGTACCTGTACCACAATGTTCGTCAGCACCACCAGCACGCCAATGATGCTGATGATGACAGACCAGTTCAGTACACTCTCCATATTCTTTTCCTCCTGTTATCCAGCCCCGTCTTCGGGCGGAGTAGAGTTTCCCTTGTCAGGCCATGAGTTGTTCTTGCTCAGGTTTTCAAACAGCGCCTTGAGACCGTAGATCAGCACAACGCCGATGATCTCCTTGAGCGCGACCTGTGACAAAGCCTCTGCGATCTGCTCCCGTCCGAGCAATGCAAGGATATAGCTGCACCATACCCATGCAAGCCCATTGAGAATACAGACCCACACGATAATCTTCATCGTGGTGACCTTGAACCCTGTTTTAGAAGAAGACGGGGGGTCCTTTTCAGGAACACCCCCATCCCCCTCCAAAATATCAGTGAACGGTTCTGCTTCTTTGCAGGCTTTCATTTTCTCGGAAAGGCCGATGCCCCACCTGCTCACAGCGCCGCCACCTCCTTCTTATCCTCGTCCTGAAGGAAGTCTCGTTTCTTCAGCCGGACCTTATACACCTCTCGAATGTTCTCAATGGCAATTTCCGCGCGGCTGTTTGGATACTCAGGGTTCTTTTCGCAATAATGCTCGTACTTGTCGATATACCCAAGTACCTCTACGAATTCTTCCTTCGTATGACGGATCGGACGAAGCAGCTCATTGTTAAAGCGGAGGATCGCCGCTCGCCAGTCATCGGCCCGGCCTTGATCATCCGTTTTGATATGTGAGTCCAGCTTTTTCTCGATCTCATCGAGGCGCTTTGAAATGTCGGCATTGATCGCCTTGCCAATGGCTTTGGCGAGTGCCGACCAGGGGTTGATTCTGACGGGGGCGATTTGCACCAGGGTCATAAGGATCAGGAGCAGACCGCCCCCGCCGGCTAAAATCTCTTGAATAGTCACATCTCAATCCTCCGGTGCGTTCATTCTGCCTTGAGCATGGCGATGAGCTCTTGATACTCGCTTTCGGTCAGCTTGCTGGCTGCGAAGAAAATGTCGATCTTTTCCTCAAGGCCGTTGGTCTGGCCGCGCTCGATCATGCGCTTCAGAGTGCGATACAGCATAGTCGTTTTCCTCCTTTCTCAATTATTCCGAGAGACCCAGCTCAAGCAGGGTCAGTCGGTATTCGTGATCCACGCTCATCGCGTCCGTATCCTGGACGATGGAGTCTGTGTTTTTCTGAGCGCGGAACAACGCATCGTTACTGCGGTCGACCTCATTGTCCTTACCCTTTGCAAGGTAGGTGTCGTAGTTCTCCCGCACGCTGGCAGCAAGTCCGGGCCAACTCTCGACCTCAACGCAGTATTCGTCATACTGGAACCCGTCAAGGCCTTCCTTGTCCTCAGCATCCTTAGCGATCTTGCACGCCTCCACATTCTGGTAGAGACGGACAAGACTTCGTTTGGTACCGGGGATCTCTTCCACAGTAAAGCTGCCGGGGTTGACCATTCCCTGTACTTTCATGAAAATCACTCCTTTTTATGCCGCCTGGTATGGCGGATATAATGCCTGAAGTCTTCTGCACTCCTTTCGGACGACTTTCTTCAGTGCAAACATCGTCTTGGGCTGATAATGTCTGTCCAAAACCTGCTGATGATTGCATTTGCGAAGCTGTCCGAGCCGTGAGATCAGCCCCGAAGCCCTCTTGAACGAGATGACTCGGTTCCTGTCTCTCCGGTAGTAGTAAAGATGAAGCGATTGCTTGAGCCGGAATAGATTGTGCTTTCGCAAGATCGTGTAACCGTGTCCGAATCGGTATCCCAGAGCCGATGGTAAGCGCGGACGGCGGTGCCGCTGCTTTTTCTTCGGCAAAGCCTGATGCGCTCTTTCGACCTTGGGCGTAAACCCGACGCGGAAGATCTGCCAGTTACCTTTGATCTTCATTCCGATCTCGGCAAGCCACTTCTTGATATCCTCCAGCAGCCTCCTCAGCTTTCGCTTGTTGGAGCCGAAGATCGTGAAGTTGTCCATCTGCCGCAGATAGTGCGATACGCCATACTGCTTTTGATGGATCATCAGGTCTAAGGGCTGGAGTGTCAAATGGAGAAACCATGCGGAGAAGAATGCGCCGATGAGGACTCCGTATTCCATAATGGCGTCGCACAGCCAGAGCGTTTCGGTGTCCTTGAACACCCGCTTCAAGGCTTCAATGACATACGGCGGATCAAGCTCCTCAAAGCAGTGGTAGATGTCGCACTCACAGCAATACTTCGTGCCCTCCACATCGTTCTTCATCCACTTCTTCAATGCCTTGACGCCGTAGGAGTTCCCTCGGCCGGGGACGCTTGCGATGCAGTACCGGTCCATGCTCCGCATAATGTGCGGGATCATCGGCTGCACAACAGCGTGGTGAACATATTGGTCCGGCCACAGAAGCGGCTCGTTGATGTCTCTCCATTTGCCTTTGCCGCTGTCCGCGTTGCGGTCCCAGCGCCGTCGCTTGAGGGGAGGGTGCATGTGCTCGTCTCCGTCGACCAGACCTTGGATGAATGCTCGGAGCTTCTCCACATATTCATCCATATTATTTTCGATCTCAATGACCTTTTTGTTCAGGCTGTGATTGCCGTTTCGCCGATGGCCGGCGTTCACTTCCTGAATTGCCAGACGAAGGTTTTCGTCTGATATGATCTCTTTGTAAACTCGAACTCGTTTCATCAGGGATGTTTTCCTCCTTGTAGCCTCACAACCGTTCCAGCGCCGCGGGGTGTTCCAAGGCGAGACCTGGCCCGAAGTGTACTAAGCTGTGTCCTGTCGGCTTTTCTTCAGCAAGTGCTGTGCGGTCAACCGTGCGATATAGAAAGGGTGAGGAACCCCTACTACCAAATGGAGGGTTAGCCTATGGCTCAGCAAGGATGCGACAGCCGATGTTGTCGTTCGTGTTCGACGCGTTGTTGTAGTTGATGTAGAACGGACCGTGATTCTGGTTCTGGTTATAGTTACCGCCATGGTACAGGCACGGATATCTACCATTGAAGTTCCAGTTATCCGGGACCATCGTCTGCTGCACAGTTGACCCCATGTTAAATTGTTGTTTTTCTTAAAAATATCAGTGAAATGCAAGGGGAAGGGGGTGCGGGCGCCGGTCGCGGGGGTTGGGGGGGGG